TATTGGGCAAGTGCAGATATTAATATGTCTATTATAGCTGAAACTGCTCAAACAAGTCCATTTGCACATCCTGCTGTTCAATCTACTATATTAAGTATTACTCAGCAAAGTGGTATAATGGCTGGTACAGGTATTACAGCTATTAATAGTTTAACAGGAGCTGCTCAAACATTAACTATAGGAACAACAGGAACAGACTTTGCAATAGTTGATAGTGGTACAGACCATAAGTTTAATTTACCTACAGCAAGTGCATCAAATAGAGGAGCATTAAGTACAACAGATTGGACTAGATTTGATACAGCATATACAGATAGAAATAAATGGGATGGAGGAGCAACTGGGTTAGTTGCTGCAACAGGTAGAACATCTTTAGGAGCAAATACAGTAGGAAGTAATTTAATTACTCTTGCAAATCCATCAGCAATTACTTTTTTTAGAATTAATGCAGATAATAGTATTTCTACATTAGATGCTTCTACTTTTAGAACAGCAATAGGAGCAGGTACTTCTAGTACAAATGGAACAGTTACATCTGTTACAGGAACAGCTCCTGTAGTATCATCAGGTGGTGCAACTCCTGCTATTAGTATGGCTGCTGCCACATCAAGCGTTAATGGTTATCTTACTTCTGCGGATTGGACTACATTTAACGCTAAGGCAGGATTAACAAACGTAATTAAAAAAGTATATACAACTACAGTTCAAACATCAAATTTAACGAATTCACTTATTGAAAGCATTCTATATTCAGTACCTGTCATTCCAGGAGGTACATTTACAACAAGTGATTTTTTTACATTTACATTTAGTATTGCAAAAACATTTACAACAAGTTCTACCACATACAGAGTTAGAGCTTCAAATACAAATAATGGATTATCCGCATCACTAATAGCAACATATAGTCAATCAAGTCAAGTAGTAAATGTTTTTAGAAATAAAATGTTTTTTAAAGCTGATAATACTTTAAATGGCTACCCTGCATCAACAAGTGTTTATACAGATGATATTATTGGTAACGTAACACTAACATCAACTTCTTTAAATCCTGCTAATGATATTTATATTTTTATAACTGCTCAAAATGCATTGTTAGGAGAAATAGTTGCTATGACATCTTTAAAAATAACAAACTAAAATGAAAACAGTAACAGACTTACAAGGAAATAAATTGTATCACGTAGTTGATGATAATTTCATTGCTCCTGAAGGGCAAATTGTGGTTGATTTTATTCCTGATGAACCATTGACTGCTGAACAAATTTTTGAAAACCAGAAAATATATGAAACAGAACAGTATCTTAAAAGAATGGATGATGGGCGTGATTCTGTTGCAAAATTATCTGCTGAATTAAGAACTGCAAAGTTAAATGGAATTATTTCAGAAGAGGATCATAAAGGAATTGATGCTTTATTAGTACCAATGAGAACAGCTGTATTGGCAGGGCAATGGGTTGAAGCAAAAGACATTTTAATTAGTTTAGGAAGTGAACAAATAGGACAAGGATTGTATGATAAAATAAACTATGAATTGACTACATACATATCAGAAAATTATCAAAATGGGTAAATTGCTATATATTATAGCATGGGGAGTACAACCAATATTTATGGTTTGGAATTATTTTTTAATAGAAGATAAAACAAATTATTCTTACAAATCAGCTTTAAACTTTGATAAATACGCAAATAAAGAATATGCTGAATTATGGAATAAATATCTTATAACAAAAGATGGATATAAATTTGGTAATGAAGATGAAAGTTTATCAGAAGTTTTAGGAGTCAACATTTTAAAAGAAACATTAACAAATACAGGTAAAAAATTAGTCAAATTATTAACTGAAAAACATTGCTTAGATGCAATTAAACTAAATTAACATGGAAACATTAAATTATTGGAAGTCAGTATTTCTTTCTTGGTGGAAAGATATGGGAAGTAGAAAAAAGATTATACAATATGGATGGCATAAACATATCTTTGTAAGCGTGCTTTTTATTATTGGATTTGCTCCACTATTAAAATCTACTTTTAAATTAAAAGAAGCATTGGTATTTCAATATCTTGTACTACTAGCAGTACCATTTGCTTTGTATTATGTATTTGAAATCTTGCAAAATATGTATGCAGTTTCAAAAGGAAAAAGTAGACAAATTGATTTTGAAAGTCATAGAGATATAATGGCAAGTTGGGTTATATCTTCTATAGTAGGAGTAATTATTTATACAATTTTATTAACAAAGTAAGATGGCAAAAGTAAATGAGGTTATTAAAAAGGAAGAAACTAATGTTTCTAGACCTGGCATACATGCTAAAAATAAAATGTCAAAATTAAAAACATCAAAAAATTATAAAAAATCTTACAAAGGACAAGGAAGGTAAGGTATTTTTTAGCTATTTTTGTAAAGACTGTAATCATGAAAGAGTCACACAACATTATATCAATATTTAAAGCTAGCATTATGGAATGGGTAGGTCTATACAGTAAGTATTTTTTTAAACTAGGGCTTAGTTTAAAAACAATGGCATCAAGTCCTGCAGGAGTTATTACAGGAGCTTCTACAATAGCAGTCTCTGTTCTTACTTCTGTTCAAAAAGCTTTATTACTTTTATTGATATTTTTTGTCCTTGATTTTATTACAGGTATAATTGCTTCTTGGAGAGAGAAGAAAGAAAAAGAAAAAACAGATCCAACAATTAAAGAACAATCTTTAATCTCTTCAGATAAACTTAAACTTTCAGCTGTAAAAGCTTTTACTTATGCTAGTGCAATACTAGGAGTTTGGGGTATAGAAAAAGTATTTTTCATTAGAACTTTTAAGTTTGAAAATGTAAGTACAGAAGATTTAACTGTTACTTTAATCTTTGTTGGTTTTTGTTGTGCTATTGAGTTCTACTCAATTGTATTTGAGAACTTTAAAAGAATGGGGTTTGATATAAGTAAAAAAGCTCTTTCTGTAATCAGACATATAAAAAAGATTATCTTTCAAGTAGAAAAATAAAATAAATCTATATCTTTGTGATATGGATTTAGCAAGTAAATTAACTCAACCTTTTAGTAGACTGACTTTTGAAGAAAAGAAGCACAGATACTCTGTTGAAGACAAACCTATTAACATTTCAGTTTCAGGTTTAATATCAAAATTTTATGAGCATTTTGATGCTCAAGCAGTTGCTCCTTATTCAGCTATAAAGCAAGGAGTAACTACACAAGAAGTCCTAAAACAATGGGCAGACATTAATCAAGAATCTAGAGATAGAGGACACAGAGTACATAACTTTGGAGAACTCTATCAATTTAACAGGAGTCTTAAACCTTCCTGTCCTCAAGAAGAAGCTATAGTTGCTTTCTGGGCAAGTTTACCAGAACATATTATTCCAGTGACTGCTGAACTTAGAATGTACCACTTCCAATATTTATTTGCAGGTACAGCAGATATTATCCTATTTGACACTAAAACACAAACATATATAATTGCTGACTACAAGACTAACAAAGACTTGTTAAAGAATTATAAAGGTAAAACTATGTTGGCTCCATTTGAAGCTTTATTAGATTGCCCTTTAAATCATTATGTAGTACAACTTTCTTATTATCAAATACTCTTAGAACAAATAGGAGTAAGAGTTACTAGAAGAATTATTGTATGGTTAGGATTAGATGGTAAGTTTACTTGTATTAATACAGATGATGTAACAGGTATTTTAAAAACAAATTTAGAAAATCAATATGTTAATAGCTGAAATAACAGAAAGAATACAATCTCTTTATTCTAGAGGTGTTTCTAGTGATGAATCAAGGTTATCTGATAGACATGTTTATAATAAAGCATTATCTGTTAGAATGCAATTACTATCTCAACAACTTAAAAAGAAACAAAGATTAAGTGATTGGAACTATACCATTCTTCCTTGTGTAGAATTAATTAAAGTTCCAAGTCATGAATGTGATTGTTTAGGAGATTTAGGTTGTGATGTTTACAGAACTAAATTTAAGATTCCAAGAGTAATGACAGATTCTAACAAACATTATATTGAATATGTAATGGCTGTAGACAATAGTTTAAGAATTGAAGAGACTACAAGACAAGGAGTTATGTATTTAAAAGGAAATAAATATACAGGGACTAAACCTAAATATTTATTTGAAAATGGTTATTTATACTTTCCTCTTAAGAAAAATCCAGGAATAGTAAAAATTAAACTTCTTGCTGAAGATCCTTTAGAAGCACATCACTATCCTTCTTTTTGTGAAGAATGTCAAGAGTGCTCAGATTGTAAACCAACTTATGACCACACTTTTGATATTGATGGAGATTTAATTGAACCATTAATTGATATTTGTGTTCAAGAAATTATTGTTATCTTTGGTCAAAAGAAAGAAGATAGAGTAAGTAACTCAAGAGATATTCAAAGACCTGAAGGAAGTAATAGGTAATGGAGAAAACAAATTTAAATATAAGAAGTTCTTATAAGAGATATTCCAAAGAGATGGAAAAACCTGTAGAACTAAATACTTTTGTTTCAATAGCAAATGGCTATATGCAATTTTTAATAAACAAAGTTATTGAAGGAGAAGAAGTAACTCTTCCAGCAAAATTAGGTACTATGTTTATTCAAGGAGTAAAAAAGAAGTTAGCATTTAATAAAGATGGTGTACCATTACTTCCTCCTAATTGGGGTGAGACTAAAAAATTATGGGAAAGAAATCCTGAAGCAAAGGCAACAAGAAAAGTTGTTTATTGTTTAAATGAAGAAACTAATGGTGTAGTATATAAGTTACACTGGTCTAAAAATAGAGTACCAATAGAGAACAAACTTTATTATAATTTTATTCTTGCTAGAGCTAATAAAAGAGCTATTCATAGTAATATAAAACAAGGTAAAGAGTATATAATTAAAACTTAATAGTTATGTCAGAATTAATGAATGCAGAAATAGAAGGTAAAAAAGAATTTACTTTACCTGAAGGAGCAACAATAGTAAAAAAATCTACTAACATTAGAGTTAGAGAAATTGAAAATGGATTTATAATTTGTAAGAGTTATGATATTCAATGGTCTCCTGAAGGAAGTGATGATACTAAATATGACTACTATTCAAAAGAATGGTACCAAAAAGAAAATCCAATTAAAATTAACATGCCTAAAGAGAAATCTTTGGCAGATAAATTAGACTAAGATGCAAGACAGATTTCAATATGTTACAGTAGATACTATCCTATCCAAGTATCTCAGAGACTTCAGAGGTGTAGAACTTAATGAAGATGAGGCTATTGAATGGGTAGGTGAGGCACTTGGCTTTATGCAAATGTCTTCTGCTTCTGAAGAAGCTATTGCTTTTCTTGAAGTTAAAAACTTTCAAGCAACATTGCCTAATGGATTACATTACATTATTCAAGTAGCTAAAAATAATGCTTGGTCTCCAACTACTGTTGAATCTTGTACTCCTCAAATTATAGTTGAAGACATTACTCCTGTACCTACTCCAGGTACTATAGTTATTTCAGATTGTTGTGGAGATAGTATTGATGATGAAGGAATAGGAGTTTACAGACCTTATTTTGATTTGCAATATGAATACTTAGGTTGGGTTCATTCTAAAGCATTTAGAACAAAGTTTACTCCTGTTAGATTAGCTAACCATACTTTCTTTAATACTCTAGTTTGTGAGACAGAACAAGATGCAGGATTGTATAGTGAAAATACTTCTAGTAGTTCTGATGAATACACTATTGTAGGTGACCAATTAAGATTTTCTTTTAAAGAAGGTCATGTTGCTTTAGCTTATTTAAGACAAAGAGTAGATACTGAAACAGGTTATCCTATGGTACCTGATGATGAATCTGCTAAAGCTGCTATTACTTATTACTTAGGTTGGAAAACTAAAGAAAGAGAAGGATGGAATCACAGAGAAGGTGCTATGCAAATAGCTCAGATAGCTGAACAAAGATGGTTAAAATATGTTAAGCAGTTTAAAAACAAAGCTAAAATGCCTTGGGGAACTGATGAGTATGAAGACCTTATGGAAGGAAGTAATTATTTATTACCAAGAAGAAAAAGATACTATGGTTTCTTTGGCAAACTTGGACAAGCAGAAGATAGGATTTTTAATGACCCTAACTTTACAAACAAATATAGATACACATCTGGTAACTCAGCTTATATGAGATAATTATGGCCCAAGAAAAACAACAAGAAGGAATTTCTCCTAATGTTCCTGGTGGATTAAATACAGACTCTACTTTAGTGACTCAACCTGAAGGTACAACTAGATTTGTATTTACAGGAGTAAATGAAACTAAAGAAGGTGACTATGGTTTTATTGCAAATGAAGAATCTAATCAAGAGTGTTATCCTATCCCTGTATTTGCACCTGTAACAATTCCACCAACCCCACCAACTCCTTATGTACCTGTAGGGAAAGTCTATATAGGAGATGAAAATAATTTATTATTTTTAGCTCACCTTAGTGGTAACTCTATTATAGCTCTCTTAGATAAAGAGTGTGCTTTAACTATTCTAGTAGATGATAAAAATCAGGTTGAAAAATTAGGATTTCAAGTTACTCAACAAATTGATGCTACTTTTAGATTAAGAAGAGGTTGTGAAAGAGTTGTATATTGGATTGATCCTAAACCTAGAATGTTTATTATAGATAAACCTGAAGAGTTTAAAGTAACTGATGCAAACTCTCCTTGGGATATTTCTAAATTTAATTTATTTAAAACTTATAAAAAGATTCCTGAAGTACAAAGTATAGAAGTTTTAGATGGAGGAGGTAAATTAGCCCCAGGGTCTTATAACTTTTCTATTCAATACTTAGATGAAGATTTTAATCCTACAGAATTTGTAACAAGTACAGAAACTATAATGATCTACAACTCTTCTTCTACTACTGCTTACAGAGATATTAGAGGAGCTACAAAAGAAAAGAATGACACTTATTTACAATTTGAAGATAGTACTAAAGCTATTAAATTAATCTTTAAAGATAATACTTTAGATACTACTTATCCTTTTTATAGAATAGCTATAACAGAAGCTAATGCTGGAGGAGGTCTAATTAGTGATACTAAATTTACTTCTGAAATTTCTACAAGACAATTAACTTTTATTTATACAGGACTTAACTATGAATCTTCAGGTACTCAAGCTGAAGTTACTATGTTTAATAATATTATTGAAAAAGCTCAAAGTATTGAACAAATAGAAAATAGATTAATCTTAGGAAATACTAAAGGTAAACCAATAAACTTTTGTAAACTTCAAAAATATGCTAGTAAAATTAATACAGATTTAGTAACTAGAACTGTTGTATTATCTAAATTAGATACTAGTAATCCTAAAAATCCTGCTGCTCATTTTAATGGATTAGGTTATATGCCAGGAGAAATTTATTCTTTTGGTATTGTATATATTTTTGAAGACAATACTACTTCTCCTGTATTTCATATACCAGGTAAAAGTTTAAACCCAAGTGCTGCAAAACAAATATACTCTCCAGGAGATAAAGTTTATCCTATGAGTAATATAGATAACTCTTGTACTGTTGCTAAGTATACTGATAACAATACTTGTGAAGAAGATTTATTTTGGGGAAGAGATTTTTTAGGAAATCCTTTAACAGATACTCCTGTTAGACATCATAGATTTCCTTTAAGAACAGATTTTGGTATTCCTTTTGTAACTGCACAAACAGTTGATAATTTAAGCAATTCTTTAGACTTTGTAAAAACTTTAGTTGTATCTGTTACAAGAAATAATGCACTTTGTCCTACAGAATGCCCTGAAGGAGAAACTTGTACAAATCTTAGTGCTGATTTTGGAGCACCTTTAGTTGCCCCTAGTACTTTTAGGCAAGCTTATAATTATGAAATAAATTATACAGAAGACTCTGTTCCTGGACAACTTTTAGATATGTTAGATCCTTATGATAATGTAGTTACTTTAGGAGAAAACAGAACACAAAATGTCACTTATTTTAATACCAATCCTAAGACTGTTTATGGAATGGCTATTGTTATAACAAACATTAAAGAAATCTTTGAATACAATCCTGACCCTTTGTTAGCTACTAATACAGTATCTATGGGTTCTCCTATTTTAGATCCTGTACTTGGTTATTATTATTATCAAGGAGTTTCTAATAAAACAGGAATGACTTATAGAGTAAATTTAACTCCTGGAGCTGCAAGTAAAGAAGACACCATTTATACTTCTGAAATATTTGGTATAAAATTTTCTAACATTGATGTACCTTCTTTAATAGATACTAGTGGACAAAAAATTACTGGATATTATATAGTAAGAAATGAAAGAAAAGAAGAAGATAGAACTATAGTAGACAGTGCTGTCTTTACTTCAACTATAAAAGAAAAAAACTTTGTATCTCAAGGTTTACTTTTTCCAGAATTTACTGATAAGATAGAACAAGGAAATAGAGTACAAAAAAATATAGTAGGAGTAATCTCTCCTGAGTACAAATTTAATAATGTAAAGTATGCTACTTATTCTAAAATTGTACAACAAGGAGAATTTAAAGCTCTTGACACTATAAAAAGTAGGACTAAAATAAATGATGTTTCTCCAGGGTCTGGTTATGTAGAAGGAAAACATAAAGAAACTCAAAGAGATGATGATGGGTTCAGTATTCAAATTAAAACCAGAGATACTGTAACAGAGTTTATTCCTTCTTCTAGTACTCCTTATAAACTACTTCTTTCAGATATAAAAGAAGTATATTATTTAGCTGCTTTAGAAAATAAATTAACTAAAGTAAAAGATACTGCTGATCCTACTAAAGAAATAGAATTAGATGTTTTTAATTTAGCTGGAGATAATAGAACAGGTATTATGGTTTTTAATAATGCTCCAACTTTTAACCCTGCTCTTAGATTACCTTATGTTTATTTATATAGAGATAACATAGAACCTTACTCTAATTTTAGATTAGAACCTTATTATAAAGATAGTCAAAACCCTCATACTTTTGTAGGTACTACTACAAGCACTTGTCAAATATTTAATGGAGATAGTTATATTTCTCCTATTAGGTATGTAAACAGTATTTACTATGATATTAGAATAAAAAAAAGAGTAGGTAAGAAATCTATTCTTAAAATTGTTTTTGGTGCACTTCTTGTAGTTGCTGCAGTTGCTTTAACTATTTTTACATTAGGAGCAGGAGCTCCTTTAGTAGTTGTTGCTGCAGGATTAGCTGTTGCAGGAGCTGCTGCAGGGATAGGAACTAGTTTATCTATCTCTGGAATTAAGCAAGATGCTTGGAATAAAACTTATAATAATCTTTATAATAAAGGACTTAGAGAAACTATAACAGATAATTATTTAAGATATGATCTTGACCCTTATACTGGATATTCTAGAGGATTTGAAAAAAATCCTGAAGATGATGAGATTCAATGGTTAGGAGATTGTGCAAATCTTTGGTTTGAATCTGCAGTTAATATGGGATTAAGACATGGTGCTACTGATAATACTCCTGATTTTGTAAATGCTCCTGGTAAAGGAGAAGCAGGTACTACTTATCCTGAAGGTAATTGGCCATTTTTTGGATTAGACTCTATAACTTCTAGTCAAGTTCCTCCTACTACTACTCTAGATTTTCACATGGTTAAAAAACTAACTTATTTAGATGCTGAAAAAAAAGAAGGTAAAGGTTATTTAGGTTTACCTGCTGCAGAAATATATGCTTTAAATCCAGATTATAAAAGAAGAAATAAACAAAAAATTTACAATGCTCTTGGATTAGAGTATGACTGTTGTTCAAACTGTATAGAAACTTTTCCTCATAGATGGTATTGGTCAGAGCAATCTTTTCAAGAAGAATTGACTGATAACTTTAGAATGTTCTTACCTAATAATTATAAAGATCTTGAAGCTGAAACAGGAGAAATAACTGATATTTATAGAATACAAAACAGTCTTTATGTACACACTGCAGAAGGTCTTTGGCACTGTCCTCAGACTTTTCAAGAAAGAGTTACCTCAGACATTATTTCTTTTATTGGAACAGGAGAATATTTTTCTATTCCTCCTAGAAAAATTGTAGATGATAATAACTCTTCTGCTGGTAATGTTCATAAATGGGCAAGAACTAAAACTAAGTTTGGAATATTATTTCCTTGTTTTAAAGAAAAGAAATGGTATTTATTTGATGGTCAACAATTAAAACCTATTAGTGACAATGGTAATAGCAACTATTTTAAAACTCACATGGATTTTATAATAGATCAACAGTATTATAAAGGTAATTTAAAAGAATTTCCATACAGTAATAATCCTTCAAGTGCTTTAGGAACAGGTTTTTTATCTACTTATGATACTAATAAAGAAAGACTTATTGTTACTAAAAAAGATTTTAAGATAACTAACTTACCTGAATCAGATTATGAACTAATTTTAAGTCCTTCAGGAATTGTTATATTTAATAATTTTTCTCAAACTATAGCTACACAAAAAACATTAGGTTGGTCATACACAGGTATTAAAAATTCTAAATTACAATTTACTAAACAAATAGTACAACCAGTTAATAAAACTGTTTATGATTTTTCTTTAGGATTACCTTTAGATGTACATGTTTATTGTTCATTAGATACAACTTCTTTTCTTAATCCTTATGGTGGTGCTCAACAATTATTATATAGAACTCAAGTAATTACAGCTCTACAAACTTGGTATTTATCAATAAGACCTGAAGACACAACACTTACTAAATTGCATATTTTTAATGATTCTAGTGAACAATACTTATATATAACAAATGTAATTTTACAAATTCCTGAAAAAATTGCAGAACATAATGGAAGAGTTCTGTATGTTAGTTTTACCAATGAAGCTCAACAACCTGCTCCAAGTAATGCTTATCATTTTAATATAGAATATCTTAACTCTGTAGTTTATACTGGAATTAACACAGTTGGATCAGTCTCACAACCAACAAATGGTTATATAAGTCAATATAAAGCTTTTACTAACCCTACTACAGGAAAGTATAAAACTTTTAGTTATTTTAAAGCAGTACTTTATCCTATAACAACAAATGGAAGCTATGGGTATGGAAGAGCTTATGTGCAACAATGTTTATTAGCTCTTAAAACAGGTTCATATACAACTGCTGAAGCAAATGCTTTAATTCGCAATCCTGCTTTTACACAAACTCAATGGAATGAAATGTTGTTGACTTTAACTGCTCCAAATCCTTATACAAATAATGTTGCTGCAGGTACAGGTAAAGGACTTGAAGATTATGGATTTAAAGTGCAAACAAATAGAAGTGATGTTGGTCTTGCTCCTGGGGCCCCTATAATTACTCCAGAGATTTTATCAGTTGATTTAAATGAATTACTTTTTGGAGGAGTTGGACAAGAAGACAATTCTTATGATGAAGTAATTATTCCAACAACTGAAGTAGTAGAAATATATCAAGAAATTCCTGGTACACCTTTTGTACCTCAGATTTTAAACAATGGATATACAATGTCTTATTCTTTAAAGAAACAAGAGTGGACAAGTTGGCATCCTTATATTCCTAGTTTTTATATGCATGTACAAGAAAAGTTTTATTCTTGGATACAAGGTTCTGCTTATCTTTATAAACATAATAGACCTAATCATTATCAAACTTTCTATGGTGTAAGATATCCTTTCATTGTAGAATATGTAGATAATCCAAGTGCTATGACAACTAAGTTGTGGAGTAGTTTATTATTTCAAACTGAAGCTAAAAAGTTTGACCCTATTTCTGAAGAATACTTAGATCAAAAATATGTGACTTTTAATAAAGCTTTGTTTTACAATACTCAACAAATAAGTGGTCTTCTTACTTTGGCTCCTAAACAAGATAGTAATATTAATTATCTATTACAACAAACTAATAACACTCAAGGAGTTGCTATAATAGATAGAAATGAAAGAGATTGGACTATGAATTCTATGAGAGATATAAGAACAGATTATACTGTTCCTATGTTCTTAAAAGATTTACCTTCTCTTCAAAGTAATTACTATATAGATAAAGTAGTTAATCCTGTTGCTATTGATTTTAATAAAGACTGGACACAGCTTGAAAGTTTTAGAGATAAATACTTGGTAGTAAGACTGATATTTGATAACTTTGCTGATACAAGATTAATCTTTAATTTTTCAGCATTGCAAAGAAGTGAATCAGAAAGATAAAGTTCAACCTTTAATAAATTACATTTTGTTATGAAAGCAAAAATGAATCCTAAAAAGAAATATGCTAATGGAACTAACAATAAAGGTGTTGGTCCTAATAATTACATTCAAACTCCTAATGAAGCATTGAATGATTATAATATTATGTTAGCAGAAACAGAAAAACAAGTTGCTAATAATTCTTTAGTTCCAATAGTTTCTATGGTAGGAGGATTAATTCAACAAGGTATTGGAATGGCAGGAAACTTTGCAGGACAAAGTGGGATAAAACCAGGTTCAAAAGAAGCTCTAGATAAAGTTCTTGATGTAGATCCAAATAAAATTATGCTTACAGGAGTTAATGGAACAGTTGCAGCTAATGGTATGAACAATGTTCAAAAAGATGTAGAAGTTGAAAATAAAGAAATGTATGAAACTCCTCAAGGACAAGTAGGTCAATTTGAAGGAGCTACTCATGAAAATAATGGTATTCCTTTAGAAGTAACTCAAGACCCTAATGCTAATCCTGAAAAAGGAAAAGTACCTGAAGGAACTAAGATTTATTCTAATAGACTTAAAGTAGGAGATAAAACTTTAGCTGAAAGAAAAGAAGCTAGAGAAAGACAAACTGCTAATCTTGAAAAAATTGCTTCACAACCTTTAGTAGATACTGCTGTTAAAAATGCTACTAAAAGAAGAATGATGGCTATTCAAAAAGAAGAATCAGCTGATTTACAATTTCAAGAACAAGTTAATAATATACAACAAATGGCTGATACTATGGTAAAAGCTTTTGGTACAGGTATGGCAGGTCTTCAAGATAATCCTGTAGGAGATACTATGGAATATGGATATGGTTCTAGTAGTAGAGGAGTTATGAAATATTATAATGGAACACCTCCTACAGGTATTAACTATGGTCAAGGATATAATGCAGATATGTTTAAAGATTTTTATGCAAAGTATAATGAGTTGAATCCTGGAGGAGTAATGGATATGAAATATATTCAATCAGACTTAGGTATTGACCCTAAAACAGAAGGTTTTGGTAAAGTCTTTGGACCTGGTACTTATAAAGCAAGTCAAGATTGGTTAACTGCAAATAAAGATAAAATGCCTGATGGATATGCTACAGAAAATGTTAATGCAGCTGGAATAAAAGATAGTTTTGATGCTACAGGTCTTGTTAAACCTTTTGTAGAACCTACAGGAGTATTAGCAGGAATGGAAAAATATTATCAAGATGGTGTAGCTAAAAAGAAAGCAGATGATTTGTTAGCAAACCCTCCTGGAACTAGATTTAGTAGAGCTATGGGTAAAATAGGAGAAAAACTTGGAACTGCAAATGAAGCAGGTATGATCCCTGGTGTAGGAGACCTTACTAAAATGTTTGGTAACTACTTAGGAATGAATGCAGGTATTAAAACTGCTAATGAACAAAGAAGTACTGACATTACTCATACTAATGTTTTTGCTAATGCTGGAAAAGATTCTCAAAGAATGTTAGATAATGCTAAACAAGGAATTGAAACTAGTAAAGCTCAAGCTATAGTTAAAGCTACTGATGTTGGAAGAGGAGGTAAAAAAGGTGCTAGAAATTCTGCTAGAGGAGTTAATCAAATGAGAGGAATGGATTGGCTTTATGATACAGCTTTACAAGGACAAATTGCAGAAATTAGTGCTAATGCTGCTCAACAACTTTCAGGTATTGATGTTCAGAAATCAGGAGTAGCCATGAATGCAGATCAACTTAAAGGTCAAGGACAATATCAAGCTGATATGGCTAATGAAGCTGCTAAAGATGCTTACTACACTGCTTTAGGTTTAGGAAGAAAAGACCAAGCCACTGGTATGCAACAAACAGGTAAAGACTTAAATGCTATGAGACAAAATGAGATTATTAAAAATCTTATGAAAGATTATGGTAAATGGTTTAAAGCAGATGAAACAGGGATAAGTAATAAAAATAAACCTAAATAATCATGGGACAATTTTATAAAGGCACAGAAGCTACATTCATAGATGATGCTATGTTTAAACTTCCTTATGAATTAATGGGTCAAGTCATTGATAAAAAAGACAAGGCTGTTGATGATACTATAACTCAGTATCAAGACTATATAGACAAGTTAAAAGCTGATGTATTAGAACAAGATTCCCCTGAATTAAAGGCTACTATTCAACAATATCAAAATAGAATTGATAGTGCTGTACAAGGTATTTCTTCTGATCCTATGAATTATCAAAAATATACTTCAGATTTAAATAAACTTAAGAGAGATTATACTAGTACTTGGAGTTCTACAGGTAAAGTAGGTACTATGGAAGCTATTAAAAAGAAAGTATTAAATGAATATGAAACTTTAGATAAATTAGCAAAAGAAAAAGGGTATTCAGCTGATTATATTGCTGCAGAAAAAAGAAATATTTTAGCTAAATATAAAGGGGTAGAATGGAATGAAGAAAGAGGTAAAGCTATGGGAGCACCTGAAATTGCTGATGCTTACCATAAATTAGATTTTGATGAAGGTTTTTTAGCTCATCTTAAAACTCAAAAAATTTCAAGAACTCAAGATACTCCTGGAGGTCCTTGGGTTTATAGAAAAGAAGGAAGTACAGAAACATTAAACCCTAATGATATTGTAGGAGCATATATGCTTCAAGCTAATGCTGATCCTGCCACTCAAGCAGCTTTACAAAGATATAATAAATTAGAAGTTCCAGGTTTTGAAAGTGTAGGTCTTAATGAAGTTTACATGAAAGTTCCTGAAACAGATGTCTCAGGAAAAGCTATTATAGAAAATGGACAACCTAAAATGAAAGAAGTTCTTAATCCTAATAACTATTGGGCTAAGAAAATGGGAGCTGCTGCAGAAACATTTAAAGTAGATAACAGAGATGATAAAAACACTTTATCTGAAAATGGAGTTTATAGTAGAGAATGGTCTGCAGCAAGAGCAGATGAAAAAGAAGCAAAAGCTAATGTAACTGCAGAAACTATAGATGAGACTCCTATTATAACTAGAGATTCTACTTCTTCTGATTTAGCAAATAATTACAATTCTTCTACTATTAAAGTTAATACTACAATTTCCTCTGCTTTACAAATAGCAAAACAATTAGGAATAAATCCAAATACAAATGCATATAAGCAAATACAAAATGGTAATTTTACAGCCCTAAGAGAAATAGGTAAAAATCAAGAAGGATTTTCTTCTACTGTAGATCAATTAGAAAAATCTTATAAAAGAGCTAATGCAGAAAAAAGTCTTGCTAGTGCTAGTGTCAGTTCTTTTACAAATAGTCTTCCACCTGATCTTCAAAAAATTATGTATAAACCAGGATGGAACAAAAATCCTACAATAGTTGCTGCTTATAAAGTTTATACTGAAAAAGCTCATGCAGAAGGAAAATTTAATGCTGTTAATGTAGAAAATCAAATTACTAGTTTAAATAATGCAGATATGGCTAAAGACACTAAAGAATCATTTAAAAAAGTAATAAATGATGATTTAGATAAATTTAGGTTTAAATTAGGAGGAGTACAAGGAGGTAATCAAATTTTAGAAACTGCTAAAGGAATTAAACTTGCTTTTACAACAAATAAAAATTTAAATGGAAGACCAGGTATTGAACAAGGGCAAAAAATAACTTATGTATATAATGCAGATGGAAATCACTCTCTTGCAGAATTACAAAAATTAGGAGTTGTTAGTTCTGCTGTTGTTACAGATGGTAAAGGGACTAAGAAAAAGTATGTTTATTATGAAAATGGTAAACAAGTAGGAATGGATGTAGCTGAAGATACTTTTGGAATAGTTAAAGGTTATGATACTAAAGGAGAAGCTAATATGGGTGTCCATATTCAAATGGGTAAAAATACAATTAGAGCTACATTAGGAGTTAATCAAGTAAGTAGTCCTGAAGTTAGAAATTGGTTTTCTAAAAATGATGATACTCTTTATTTTGAAAACCAAAATTCTAAAACTAATTGGAAAATGATTAAAAAAGAGAGTAAAGATAGAGCAGGTAACCATTATTCTATGGATTATGGTAAAGCTTACATAAATGGAATAGAAAGAACAGATGCTTCTTCAATAAAAATTATTAAACAAGCTGTAATGGGACTTTAATTTATTACTTTTACTAAAATTTCTAATAAATTTAATACTGATTAAAAATGACATTTCCATCAAGAAAAATTTTATCCAGATTTGCTGAAATAAAAAAAGAACAATCTCAAGCAGATGAAGGAATTAGTGCTGGTACAGGTACTGAATCAGGAGTAGGACTAAGTTTTGAAGAACTAAGATCTCAAGACACCTCTAAAAATAATATAAGTTCTCAATTACTTGCTACTTATGTAGATAAAGGAGAAAGAGATAAAATCGAGTATGAAAATTCTCAAGCTAAAAAAGAAATACAACAACTCTCTAAAGAACAAACTATAAAAAAAGATAAAATTCTTACTAAAGTAGCTGAAAAAAATGGTACAGAAAAAGCATTAACTGTAATGGAAAATGCAACTAAAATAGAGAACCTTGAAAACAAGGATATTTTTGCTGCTTATTCTAAAAATTCAAGTGATTTTATAAGTTCAGAAGGAGTCAACTTTGCAAAACCTTTAATGGCTATTGCAGGAATGATTACTCATGGATTTAATGATGTCTTTAGTAATACTAAAGTAGGTCTTAATAAAGAAGAGCAAAAACAATATGACAATCTTGTCACTCAACAAAAAAAAGACCTTGAACCAACTTTAACAGATCTTAAAATTCAATATGACTCTGAAAAGAAAAGATTACAAGATTTAAAATTAAAAGTTTTTCAAAATTTACATAAACAGACACAAGGAGGTGCTTACACAGGTAATACAACTACTTCTGAAATAGATAATTTGACTAGTGCTATTGCTAAATATGACAAATTAAGTACTCAAATAACAGATTATAATTCTGGTAAAGCAGGATTTTGGGATGGATTTGGTACTCAAAAAGAAGATTTACTTACTGTAGGTTTATATAGTCTTGGAGAATCTTTACATACTGCAAGAATAAAAGATAAAGCAGATAGAATAGAAAAGGAAAAAGTTCTTAATGTTAATAACCCTAATTATAAGCCTAAAGAGTTTATAACAGAGTCTGAACAAGCTGTTTTAGAATCTGAAGCACATACTCAACAATTAGAAACTAAAAACTTATTTAAAGATAAGTTAAGTTATGGTTGGGGAGCAGGAGTAGCTACTTCTGCAGTTTTTATGGAAGGGACTTTACTTACAGGAGGTATTACAGGAGCTTTAGAAGAAGGTATAACAAATATTATTGTAAAAGATGCAGCTAAAAATACTTTAAAAGAAGCTTGGAGAGAAGGAGGAACTAAATTATTAATGTCTTCTTTAGGAGCTAAAACTGTTGGGGGAGCTGTTAATGTTGGAGTTGGTTCATTGTTGTTACCAGGTACTTACACTATGGCTGCTAAAGCTAAAACAGGTAATATGGAATTTATTACTGATGAGAAGGGTAAAGAAAAACTTTTAGTAGGAGAAGAAAGATATAATCACTATAAAAAAGGTTTTGATAAAAGAACTGAACTTTTAGATTATCAAATTTCTGAATTAGAAAAGAAAACTAAAAGAACAGACAAAGAAGAACAAGAGTTAGAAGGCCTTAAATCAGGTAAAGCAAATTTAAAAGATGAGTTTGATACTTTGTATAAACCAAATACTTGGGGAGAGTCTTTATGGTATGGGTTTTCTGAAAATGTAAAAGAAAACTTTTCTGAAAAATATGTGGGAGAAGCTTTGCCAGGACTTACCAATAATATGCTAATGAGAAAAATAGCAAAAACAGGTATTGGTAATAAAATTGCAAAAGGCATTGTAGCAGGGACTGAAAAGTTTGAGCAAAGTACTTTTGGTAAAGTTGTTTCAGCTCCTATTAAAGGATATAACTATACAAGAAATATTGTGAATAATTTATCTCTTGGTAAATTATCAGGTAATGCTATTGCTCACACAGGAAGAGCAAGTTTAATTCATAGTCTTCCTGGAGAAGTTGCAGAGGAAATCTGGAACCAATTTATGCCAACTTACAAACAAGATTATGCTCAACAATTAGAATCTTTAAAAAACACTTCTTTCTATAGAGATGTAGTTGCTCAGACTCTTATTCAAGGAGTTGCTTTTGGAGGTATTGGAATGGTGTCTAGAGGAAGAAACTATATGAATGATAAAGCAAGGTTAAGAGATATGTACAAAGCTCTTGATAGTGCTGTTACTGATGATGATGTAGCTGATAATATTCTTATGAATACTGGAGGTACTATTTATAGTCCTTTAGATTATGATTATAAGATTATGACTTTAAGAAGAGAAAATACTGCAGATTCTCATGCTAAAGCAGATAGACTTGAACAAAACAAGTTTACTAATTTAGCAGCTATGGCTATTAGAACAGGTACTGTAGACAACTTTAAAAAGAATTTAGAAGTGCTACAAAGTAAACCTGAAGTAAGTGCATCAACTAAACAAAATCTTTCTTTAGCTGCAGCAAGAATTGAAAATTTAATGGAAGTTTATAATAAACACTCTGAAAAAGAAAACTTTGCTACAATCTTTAATTTATCAGAAAGAAAGTTAGCTAATGATCAAACTGTAAAACTTATTGATGAAGAGTTAGCAAAACAAAAAGAAGGAGCTAAAGAAGACATTGATGCTTTTATTCAAAGAAAAGGTTTAAAAATTGACTATGATATTGACACTCTTTTGACTAAGGAAGATTTTGAAACTCCTGAGCAAGAAAAAGAATATCACCAATTTATTGAAGCATTGAGTAATGAGAATCTTACAAGAGTACATACTTTTGGAGGACTTCTTATGGAAAAAGCTGGTTTTCAAATGGATAACAGTGAGTTAAATAAAGAAATTAATGATGAAACTAGTCCTGAATTTGAAGAAAGAGTTGAGACTAAAAAAGGTATTGAACAAGTGTATGATAAGACTATAGCAGATTATGAGAATGATATTCTTACTTCTGAAGTTGCTCAATATAATTACAATAATAAGATACAACAAACTCCTGAATTAGTTGATGAAGCTATGGAAAGAGTTAAAAAACAATATAAGGGAAGAGTTGCAGATTCTTTTTTTGAAGAAATAGCTAATAAAAAGAAAGCAATACTAGAGTTGCAACAACTTAGAGAAAAAGAAAAACTTGAAACAGCTAACTTACAAACTCTTTTACTTAAAAGAGCAGAGCAAGTTGGGTATCAAGGTGAAACTCAATTTACAGATTTAGAAAATGATAATGGAGTAGTAGTTCCACCTAATGCTACAGTGACTATAGTTGATGATCAAGCTGAAGGAGCTCACCAAAGCTTTGTACAAGCTAGTATTAATGAACTTACTAATATATTTCCTGTACCTGCAGAGTTACCAACTCCTACAGTTGCTCCTGTAGCTAATTCTGAAGTTACTCCAACAGTAGCTAAAACTGTAGAAGAGCAAAAGAAAGAAATAGAAGATGCTAAGCAAGACAGCCTAAAAAGTTACACAGTTCAAAGTGGATTAATAGATGCTGCTTTTCAAGCCAATACAAAAGAATTTAAAAATATATCTACTCCTCAAAAGACAGAGTATGAATATCCAAAAGAAATAACTCACAATGGAGTTACATATAAAATTGGGCCTACTATGAATGATCATTTCACTGTTACTAATACAGAAACAGGATTTGAAACAAAGTACACTCATACTTCTATATACAATATAACTAACTCTAAATCTACTCAATACAGAGATAGACAAGTAGAGTTAGATAAAGAACTTGAGAAAATTGAAACAAAGTATCAAGAAGATTTAAAACAAGTTAAAGAACAAGAAACACCTGTTGCTACTTCTCCAACTTCTCCACAAGCAGATGCAATTATCATAAGTGATAGTGAATTTGACTTATCTATTGATACTAGTGGAACTTATTCTCCAGAACAATTGGCTTCAATTAAAGCTTTTACTAAAGAGTCTATAGATAGAATTGAAGAAAGACTAGGAAGAAAACCTACTTTTAGAGAATTTGCTGAACAAACTTATAAATATTCTCCAGATAAAAAAACTTTAAGAAATTTATTTCCTCACATGATTCAAGGGTGGAAAGAAAATGGTTATGATTTAGGAGATTACATGGCTGTATATGAAGATTTATTTAATCCTTATGAAAAAGCTGTAACTGACTATGTAAAAAATATGCAAAATATTTTTGAAGAAGTTGTAAGTGTAGAAGATGTAAGTCCTTTTACAGAATTTCAAGAACAATCTGAAAAAGTAGAAAAACAAATTGTTAAAAACAATGTTACTACTATTGGTTATGATGAAGAAAACATGGCTATAGTTCAAACTGCAGAATCTGAAGAAGAACAAAGAAAGAATATTAGCATTACTCCTAGAATAGGATATTCTGCTATGAGTTCTACAACAGTAAATGATGCAGGAGTAATTACAACTGTGACTCAAGGCACTGATTTAGCTTATAAAGAAGGAGATTTAATAGACCCAAGAGATTTAATCAATCCTAATTTATTTCCTACTGGAACTAAAGTTTCTATTGAAATAGCTGACTCTTCTATGTGGAGCCAAATTGCAGCTACTAATGGCAGAGATGCAGAAGGAAATGCAATAATGACCACATTTGATAAATGGGTTGCTGAAAGAGAAAAAACTAATTCTAACTTTAGAGACACTCAAGAATTTAGAGATAAAGTCCCTATGTTCTATACAGATTCAAAAGGTAAAAGATTAGGCTATGTGCAAGAAGTAGATAAGTTTAATGCTTACACTATTAAGAATCCTGCAGGTAGTTCTAAAAATCCTCAGAATGCTGCTCAAGATGCTACATGGTCTAATCATATTCAAAAAGGTGTTGACAATGCTAGGGCTCTAAGAGACAGTATTCATAATGGTTTAAGAGAAGTTACTTTAAATAGAAGTGCTGAAGGTTCTCCTATTAAAATTCCTGAAACTCAACCTAAAATTTCTGTAAGAGAATCTAATCCTCAAGCTACTTTAGTAGTTCAAAGGGGTACTGATTTACATACAAACTTTGATACTAAGTTTGGTGGTAAGATAATTGACAGACAATTGTTTAAAGCTGGTCCTGGTGGAACTAATGGGCACACCTGGATGGTGTCTCAAGTTGGTACAACTAAAAATGATAAAGGAGAAACAGTCCCTCAGTATAGAGCTTACCCTCTTCAAAGAGTTGCAAATGATGAGCAAATTGAAACTGCTAGATGGGCTGTGGCTGCTTACATGACTTTAGAAGGAAGAACTGATACTATTAAAGGTACTGAGTTTGAAATGACTAAAGAACAAGCTGAGAAAATTCAAGCAGATATTAATAAGAATATGGGATTCAATATTGAAAACCATTTAGAGTTAGTGTCTTTTATTAAGACTTTTTTCCAAACTCCAATACAAGGAGATAGATTAGACTCTTACAAAAAAGTATTGTTTGATAAAGATGTTTATCCTGATGTTAAACAACACACTAACTTAAAATTACTTGGAAACAGCAAAGCTAAAATAGTATCTATTGTAAATGGTAAAGTAATCTCTACTAATAAGAGTTATGAAGATTATTTAAAAGATACTTTACAAACTAACCTTAAGTCTGTAAATGTTGGTACAGAAGAAAAACCTGTATATGCTACTGTAGCACAACCTACTTTTACAATTTCTTATACACCAGTTGTAGCAGAAACTGGTCCTCAACAAGTTAAAACTCAACAAACTGAGAATGTAGAATTAGCTAAAGAAATAGTTGCAGAACCTTTAAACATTGATAAACATGTTGAGTTATTGAATAACTTAGGTATTAGTTTAGATGAGTTTGAAGAAAATGATGATATGATTGAAGACACTTCTAAATTAGCTAACTTGTTTAAAACAGTTGGTAATTTAAACATCCTTCAAGAAAAAGCTATCAGACAATTTATTGTACATAACATTGGAGAAAAAGTAAGTTTAGAATATAAATCTGCTGTATCTAAAGCCAAATTAAAAGATGATATTAAGAAAGAGTTAGACTCTGTTTTATTAGGTCTTGAAACTCAATTAAAAGCTTTGCAAACAGAATTAAATAATAGTAATTCTACTGATAGTAGAGTGGCATTATTGAAAGAAGCTTACTCAACTACTTTGAAAAACATAGCTGATGTTAAAGCAAACTTTACTCCTTTGTTTGAAAAATCTTTTGCTGATATTCAAAAACAAACTCAATTAGTTGAAAAAGAAAAAGAAACAGATGCTACTAATACAGAAGAGGAAACTCAGAATGTAAAAGATTATAACAAAGAATCTATTGAAGAGTCAGGTAAAGCCAAAGCTTCTTACAGACTTAGAAGGTTCTTACATAAAATTAACAAGTATGATGCTAAAGGAGTTGCTCAAACAACTTACTTAGGCTTACCATCTTACATGAGTTTTAATGATGTTTACAATGAGTTAAGCAAAGTTCTTAGTATGGGTTCTGAAGTAGAGTCTGACTATAATAAGTTAATTGAAAAATTAACTCAAAGTGAATCTCCTTTTGTAAAAGATGTACTTAAGAAATTAGAAGGAGCTGACCAACAAATTAAGAATGAGTTTGTTTACAATTTTGTAAGACATACTTTGTCTTCTAAATTTGGTATGTATGAAAGTGGTCCTAATGGGACTGTACTTAAAATGTACAATACTAATGCTAATGAAGCTTCAAGAATTGTAAATAACAAATGGAAAAATGATAATATGGTCTCAGGTCTTTATAAAAAAGATGGGACTGTAGATACTGCTTTTGCAGATAGAATGATTGAAGAATTCAATTCTTGGGACAAAGACTACACTAATGTATCTCAAACAGATTTAAGAAATTGGTTAGGTAAATTAGGATTTACTTTTCAAGATGCTGCTTGGACTCAGATATATGAAAAAGGTATTTTTAATGCTCAAAGAGATGTGCCATTCAAAGATTTGTACAGTGTAAATGCAGGAGGATTGTTTGTACCTATTGTGGACTTTTTAACTAAAGCTAAAAATGATCCTATAGGAATGAAGTTTGATGTAAATACAAATGTGTTTTCAAACTTAGGTGGAGTTACTAAAGCATTAAGTGCTGTTGAAACTAAATACAATCCTAATCTTATTGCTTTATCTTTTAGAGACACTGGTAAAAACATCTCTACTCTTGTACCTACAAAGTATATTACTGATATGGTACAAAACTTAAAGAGAGCTGCTAGTGACCAAACTAATACTTTAATAGATGATTTACAATCATTGTCTTTTTCAGAAGACTCTGTAATACTTGACTTATTAAAGAATGTGCCTGCATTTAAAGGTATGTTCCAAGTACATCATGTTGCTTTGACTGCTATTAAAGAAAAAGGAGACAACCCTAATAGAGCAAGTCTTACTGACTTAAGTGATACTGATTTTGATATGAATGCTTTAGCAGGATTTCAAGATAGAAAAGTAGATAAATTACCTGCAGGTACTAAAATAGATGGCATTACTATGAGAATGGCACACATGCTTTCTCCTACTATGTCTGACAAGAGTACAGGTTTGTATATGGAAACTGCTGTGTTTGATTTTATGGCTGATAAATCTCTTTTATTTAAAGTAGAAGAGGATGGTTCTATCTCAGGATTTAAGACACAACTAAAAGAAATGCTATTTGAAAGATTAGTTTTACCTGAACTTAAAAGAATTGTAAAATTCCACAGAGAAATAGGTACAACTAACATTAAAAACTATGATAAAGGAGCACAAATATTTCATTTGTTACCTATAATGAATACTTTAAAAGCTTCTGATGGTGTAAGAATCATAGAGAAGTTAGCTAGCTCTACTTTAAATTATACTATAGATGAGGCTATAGAAGAGTTTAAAGAAACTTTTCAAAATGCTATTGAAGATGTAGTGCAACAAGAAGTAGAATTTAAAAAAGATTCTTGGGCCCCTTACACTGAAACTAAAGGAGGTAAGACTACTTCTAAAATGTTTGATAAAAACTATTTTACAGAAGCAGGAAGAGATGCTTCTACTGACTATGACTTAGCTGTAAATGATTTTGTATTAAATAATCTATTGTTTAATGCTGAAATGTTTAAAGTTTTTGCTGGAGATATAGCAAACTACAGTCAAGACAAATTATTTACAGAAGAGAAATTAAATAAAGAAACAGGTAAACAAGAGAAGACTAAGATTAATGCTTGGGATTTTTCTAAAGATGAAGCTTACATTTCTATCAATAAACAAATTGGTACTAATTTAGGTAAAAGGTTAGCTTTATTAATTGCTCCAGGTAATAAAATTGCCAACTCTAGAAATGAAGAGTATAATCAAATCTTTTTAAATGACTCTATTGATATTACTGAAAATGCAGAATACTTAATTAAAAATTATTATGGAGAAGAAGCTTTAACTAAGGCTACTCCTCTACTTGAAAAGCATGCTACAGCTGCTAAAATAGTAGATAGATATGAGCAAGGTATTGTTGACATTAGCCCTGAACTTTATGTAAAAGCTAAGACAGATATGAAAGAAACTAGAGATAAGTTATCTAAAGAATTTTCAGATCTTTCTGCTTACTTTGATATTGAATCTACTGATGCTCAAGAGTATTCTACAGCTGCAGAACACATTTCTATTCTTCATAGAATGGGAAGACTTTCTGATAAAGAACTTAAGACTATCAATGATAAGTTAACTAAAGAAGAAGACTTGACTAAGGAAGAACTTAATATAGTATTCCAACCTATTAAACCTGTACACACAGGGACTTACATTAATAAAGAACAAGATGTAAACAGAGTTGTTTACATTAAGTCTTCTGCTTTCCCTTTATTACCTCAGCTTACTGCAGGTACAAGATTAGAAGGATTAAGAAATAAAATGGAAGAGTTGGAAAAAAATACTGGTAGATTTACCAGAGCATCATTCCAAACAGCTAATAAAGTAGGTGCTACTGTAAAAGCTATTAATCCTTTTGATGTAAATTCTTTAAATGATATTAAAGAGTACAATCCTACTGATACAGGAAGTTCTGTATTAACTCTTAAAAGAGATAACTTTAGAATTCAACAAGATGTGCCTTTCAAATCTGACAAAGCTCAAGATGATAAAGTTTCTATGGGAACTCAATTCTTTAAACTTTTGTTTGGAGATGGGATGATAGAAGAATACAAAGAAGAAGAAAGAGATAAATATGCTACTTTTCCTTTAGATGGAAAAATGCTTACAGGTAAAGAGTTGTATCAACACTATAACAATGCTTTTAAAGACATTGTAGATAGTAAAAAAGCTGAATTGTTTTCTGAGTTAGGTCTTGATGAAAGAGGAAAAGTAATTGACCAAAATCAATTCATGGTTAAATTACAAGACTTATTAATCAAGGAAGCTACTAGTAGAGGTTACAGTGTAAAATCTTTAGCAGGTTTAAAACTAGAACAACTTCAAGGTAAGGCAGGTATTTATTATGAATTTAAAACTCCTTTATGGTTATCTTCTGATAGTAATAGATATGAGTCTTTATTAAATGCTATTATCACTAATAGAGTTATGAAACACAAAATGCCAGGTAATGGATTTGTGGCAGGCTCTGAAGCAGGGTTTAGTTTTAAAGAAAACTTAGAAGGAGTAGATAAATCAAGAGTTATTTATTTGAATAACTGGAATGGTAAAGAATTGCAAGGTGTTCACACTGAAGATGTAAATGGTACTCCTGTATTTAAAAAAGCACAAGTATTTGTACCTTCTAAATTTAAAGGTCCAGATAAAAAGCTTATTGACTTGTTTGAAGGATTTAATGGTAAAGAAGGTAAATACATTTTTAAAAGAGATAATGGAACTTTAGGATTAAAAGATGGCATGATAGATCCTGCTTTATTTAATGCCTTTAGTTTTAGAACTCCAACTTCTTCACATGTATCTGGTTCTACAATTGAGATAGCTGGTATCCTTCCTCCTGAAGTAGGAGATTTAATGATTGTACCTAAGAACTTTACTAAACAAAAAGGTCTTGACTATGATATTGATAAGGAGTCTGCTTACCAATTAAACCACATTACTAATGAAGAAGGTAAAATTCAGGTTCTTACAAAAGAATATGCTGATGCTAAGATACAAGACTTAAAAAATAAAATTGAAAAAGCTAACTTACAAAATGTTACAGCTTCTGCTAAAAGTAACTTTGCACAAGAGCTTTTCAAAAGTTTTGTACAAGGAACAGGAACTCTTTTAGATGAAGAATCTCTGGAGACTTTATTATTACCTCAATTAAGTATTGCACAAAAATTAAGTAAAGTTGAAACAGAATTAAAAAGAAAAGTTGCTGAAAATGAGTTTATTAAAACTCATTTAGCTGTATTTAATAATCCTGATGTTAATGTACAAAATAAAATTAATAAAGTACTTTCTATAGATTTTGCTTCTAATCAAGCTGATTTAATAGAAAACTTGACTGCTGAAGGAGTTAAGAATGCTGCCACTGCTAAATACAGAGAAAGCAATCCTAATCTTTCACTAAAAGAAGCAGATGAAATATATCAAAAAAGTTTGATGAACTTTACTATGCTTACTAATAGTTACCAAAAAATGAAAATGGACTTAGGTTCTATTGGTAAAACTGCTATTGGAGTATATGCAAACTACACCACTTTTAATGGGTTACTTCAACAAAATATTTCAGGTAAAAGTGTATTTATAATGGATGAAAATGGAGATCCTAAAGTAACTACTATTGGAGATTTTATTTCTACTGGTACTTTAGGAGTACAAAAAACTCTTACTCCTACAGTAAATGGTAATGCTTGGGCTAAGAATCATCAAAGAAGTACTGCTGAGGTATTTGCTGAAAAAGAAAATACTGCAACAGATAATGAGAAAGAACAAATTTTAGGTAGAGTAGGTGTTAATGAAGATACTATTAATGTAGATGCTTATCTTTCTTTGTTAGGTTTTGATAGAGATGAATTAGGAAATTCTATTTCTTACATGTTACTGTCTCAGCCTGCTATTAAAAACTTTAATAGTCAAAAGAAAGCAAGTAAAGGCATCTTAGGAGAGTTCTTAAAACAAGATGAACTTATTGCAGAAACTGTTTCTAGACTATCTGAAGGGGCCATTACTTACAAACAAGTAGGAGAAGGGCTAAATCTTAAGTATCAATTTGTAGATACAACTACAGGGCAAATAGCTCAACCTAATGGAAAAATACTAAATGGACAAAATTTATTAGATGGGATTAAGTATAGTGGAGAAGACACAAATACTCAGTTACATGCTTTTATGACTTATGTTCAACTAGAAAAAGAAGCTAGAGCTCTTTCTACTGTTCAAAAGACCATCAATGCTAATACTTTAGGTAAGTCTATGATTGAATCTCAATTAAAATTTGAAGCTCTTAAAACTTTACCTGATAATGGTACTGTAAAAGGAGTAGAAAATCTTATTGGAGAGTTTACAAAAACTCAAGAAGGTAGACAAGATGGTGAGTGGTTAGGAGAGTATTATGTAACTCCTACAACTCCTCAAGGTCAAATTGTAATCAATGGACTTAGATTAGGTAACACCATGTATCAAGATTTCTTCCCTTACCAGGAACAAAGTATTGTTGACACAGTAAAAGAAATACTTGCTATTCAAGGTAAAGGAGAAGTTTCTGACTCAGTTATTATTGAAAACTTTGAAGAGATTGTAGAAAGCATTAAAAAATACATCTACTCTAGACAAGGTAACAATGTATTTGAAATGGATCCTAGAGCCAAAAGATTTGAATTATTTAAAGATACAGATACTAATACTTCTTTATCTACTTACATGAAAGATCTTGTGGGTGCTAAAATACCTGGGTTTGGCAAAGGAATTAGAATCCTTTCTCAAAATCCATTAGTAAGAAGCTTTACTTATGAGTCTGCATTAGGAGACACTGACTTCTCTGTAATCAAATATAACAATGCAGCTACAGATAATCTTGATGAAGAAGAGTTATACAACTCTATTCCTGAATTAATTTTAATGGACACTCCTTTACCTCCTAAAAATGGTAAGTCTTATTCAACTAAAATGTTAGCTGAAGATTTAGTTTCTTATTCTTTCTTACAAGGGGGAGTTCAAAAAGCTACTGAGTTTGTAAAATATGTTCCTGTAGAATACTTAGAAACTGTAGGTACTTATGAAACTCAAAAAGAGTTTGTAAATGGAGAAGTAGTTGAAAAACAAGTATTTGTACAAGCTAATAAAAAACTTCAAGGATTCAATTCTAAGAAAAATTCAAGTATTGATATATTTGGAGTAGCTCTTGGAAGAAACTCTGAAGGGCCTAGTGTATTTACTAAACAGTATTTCCAACATAATCCAAGCAAAGCTCCTAAAGTTCCTTACAAAGAAAGAAACAAAGAAGTAAATGGCTTGTTTAAATATGTAGATAATGCAGGTAAAAGTCCTTCTTTTGTGTCTATTAAAAACAAAAAAGGAGATGCACAAGCTTATTCTTTATATGAAAATGTAGGTAATGGAATGTACCAAAAAATTGATACTTTAGGTAATAAAGGAGTTAATGAATATGAGTACAGAAATGCCAATGTTTCTGCAATGAATTCTACAACTGTTAACAATACTCCTAAAATAGTTGATAATCAAGTTAAAGAAAGCAATGGTATACCTTTCAATATCATAGAAGGAACTAGTACTGTTAGAGAAGTGACTCAAAATATTGCAGATGCTATTTTAAGCCCTGAACATGCTTATTTATCTGAAGCAGCTAAATGGTTACTACCTATAATTAAAAATGGTAGCCAAAAAGTTGTTATAGATAAAAATTTACCAGCTGCTGGTAGAGCTTCAAGAAAAACTTTAGATGTTAGTATTAACCCTACACATACTACAGAAGTCTCTTCTGATAAAACTGCTTCAGTTTTTATACATGAGTTAATTCATACAGTAAGTGCTGCAGAAATAACTAATTATTATCAAGCTGATGGTTCTACTTTAAGAACAGATATTGATATTCCTACTCATGTTCAAAAGTTAAACACTGTTTTTCAAAAATTTGTAGAACTTCACAAAAATGAAATTACAGATTTACAAAACAAAAGAAACTCTAAAGATGCTTCTTTAGGTGCAGGGTTTACAGAAAGAGAAAAAGAACTTATTTATGCTGGAGTTAATATTAGAGAGTTCATTACTGTTTCAATGACTTCTCCTACTTTTCAACAAGAAATGAGTAAAATTCCTACTGCTGGAAACAGTAATCTTTGGGAAGATATTAAAACTGCTTTTATGGATATTATTGAAGCAATTTACCCTGGTCTTAAAGATAACACTTTAGCTAAAGATGCCATAGTAGCTTCTATGAATTTTATCAATGAAGAGTCAAAAGGAAGAAGATTAGTTAGTGAAGATCTTATCCCACCTGATGTACACCTTATTTTACAACAAGAAGAGGCCAATAAGTTGATGTATGGTAACCCTACTAACATTGATTTAAGTAGTCCTGACAATGATGTTAGGGATGAAAATACTGTAGATCTAAGTATCTCAGATACAGAAAAAAATGATACCTTTGTCAAAGAAGACAAATCTGCCTGTGAAGGAGGCCTAGCAATTTAAAAAAGAAAATATGGGATGTTTAGCATTTAAAGAATCTAAGAGTAATGCTCTTGCAGATTTAGAAAAGAAAAAATTTTTTATTTCTGAAGAAGGAAAACCTAGTGGTAGAAAACTTGATTTAGATAGACAATCAGATTTTGAAACTTATCACAATAATTTATTAAAAGCTATTAATGATAATTATGGTTTAAACTTAACTTCTTTGTTTGACACTGAGGTTAAAACTACTAATGAAGGTTCTAATGCAAAATTAGGTAGAGAAACTATTGTTAGAATTACTCCTATTGAATCTGCTTTTGAAGCTATTGATAATAGAAGAAAAGAGTTAGGTATCTATGAAGACAAAGTTTCTATTGGAGAATACAACACTCAAATGGAAGCTCAAACAGAACTTGACCAAAAAAAAGAACTAAAAAGACTAGCAGAAATTAGAGAAACTAATAGACAGTCAGGTTTTGTTACAGAAGAAGGAGATGTCTATCCTTCAGCTGAAGAAGCTATGTTATCTCAAGAAGAAGATACAGATGAAAGTATTAGTACTGTAAGAAATACAAATACTAATACTGTAATGCAGCCTACTTATGAAGATTATTTAGAGCAGAAAAAAGCTTTGTTGAAAAAGATTGAGATGAATGTTGAAAAGTTGTATAATGAAAAAAGACTTAAACCCCAGGCAGATACTACAGCTAAGATCTCAAGATTGAATTTAGTAAAAGATAGTCTTGAAAAAGAGATTAGTAATTTTGCTAAAAGTACAGATAAAGTAAGTCTAATGAGAGATTTCTTTAATAGAGATTTTGATTTGATAAAAGAGTTTCTTGCTAACCCTACTTTAGATAATATTTTCTTAGCCAAAGAAGTATTCAAATACATAGAGACTTCTGCCAATACAAGTATAGATAATAAAGGTAATACTCTTTTTACTCCTAAGAGTAATACTTACTATGAAAGAGATGTAAAAAATCTTATTGATAATGTAGCAGGACAAATAAATGACACTAGAGATAAGATAGACAGAGCTTTAGATAATATCTTTATTGATTTATTAGAAAAACATGCACCTAATTTAGCTTCTTTATACCCTCAACATGTTACTATTGACCCTAATACAGGAGCTCAGTTAGTAAACATGGAAGCAGTTAAAGATGAGTTACTAAAAAATCTTCAAGATATTTCTTGGGGAGAATCTTTTTTCTTTGGATTAGGTCAAAATGTTACCAGTAAAAACAACATTCTGGATGATTTAATGGTTCTGGAATATGAAAAAGCTTCTATTAGAGAATCAGCTAAGTCTCAAAAAATTATAGCTGACATTGATGCTGCTATTGAAGATGCTGAAAAAGAGCTTCAAAAGTTAGGTAAAAAGATAACAGCCAAAGCAGGTAGAATTGTGTATTCAGGTTATGATTACAATATGTTTTATCAAAAAGATGAAAATGGAAATATTAAACCTAACTTAGTTGGTAAATTTTCTAGAAAATGGAATACTACTCTAACTAATATAGTGCAAAAATCTAAAAAAGACATCTTTGCTGCTAGAGAAAATAAAGATTGGGCCCAAGTAGAAAGACTCTTAACAGATAAATATACTGACTTAGATAATGTATCTGAGTTTATTGACTTTACTTTGTTACATGATATTTTTACAGACCCTACTTATGACAGATTTAAAAATCCTGACTCTACAGCAGCACAAGCATATAAAGATTCTGTAATTGCTAAAATAGGTCAAGATGAATATGACCACATAGTTGAACAACAAAGAAACTTCCTTGATAACTACATGGAAGAAATGAAAGTTCTTACTAATTTTAAAATGGCTGAAGAAAATGTAACTAAATATAGTGACTTATCTGATGCTGCAAGAATCAACTTAGAAATTACTGATAAAAGACTTAGTCCTTTAGAATTTCTTAAAGCTCATCAAGCTAAAAATAGTAATATGATTGAGTTTCAAGTAGGAACACAATCTAATGAAAAGCCTTCTTTCTTAAAATACAATACTGTAATGCCAAGATCAACTTCTAAAGCAGGAGTTGACACTAATTTCTATGACAAAGATTTTGATGTTATAGATAATAACCCTGCTCTTAAGAATCTTTGGAGTGCTATGAAAGCAGGTTCAAGAACTATTGCAGAAAATCTTATAGACTCTGATTTAAAAGTAAGTGCTAACTCTATATTCTACATGCAAAAACAACTTGCTGAAGAACTAATGGATAAAAGTATCTTTTCTTTAGTAAAAAGAGGGCTAGGTAAAATGCTTAATGTAAAAGGTTTTATTAAAAATGTACTAAGTGCTAAAAGACCTAATTACAATAATCAAAACAATAATGTTGTATTAGCAGGAGAAATAAAAACTGTAGCTAATGAAGTAAATAAAGATTTTAGTATTGTAAAAACAGAAATTGCTAACATAGTAGGGAATCAAATTACTGATAAGACTGAAGTTAAGATTTCTAATTTAACTCCTGAGTCTCAAAAGAAACTTTTAGATGCAATAGGGGTAGATACTGTACAAGACCTTACTACTGAATTAGGAAAAGATACTTTTAAAGTAGGAGAATTAAAAGTATTTTCTGAAAAAAGAGTAATGCAATCTCAAACTTTAAATTTACCTGTTCTTCTTAAAGCTCTGTTAGAAATTTCTGCAGAACACAAAGCTAGAACAGAAGCTAAAAATGAAATGAGTGTCTATATGGCTAAAAGTAATGTCATTAAAAATGAAAAAGATTCTACTTTTAATAAAAAAGGGCAAGCAAGAAAAAGTGAAATAGAAAGACAAGAGTTTTGGAATGAAAAAGTAATTCTAAATAAGAACCAAAAAGATGTTGGAGGAAGTGTAAGTGATGCTTTAATTAAAGCTTTTGGAAAAGCTGATTTCAATCCTGCTCTTTTAGGTCAACACTTCTATAAAAACTTTACTAAAGAAGAAAAAATTATCTACAATTCTGCTATTAAAAGACTTAAAGCTTTAGAATCAGAAATTGCAAATAATACAGACCCTAAAAAATCAGATGAACTATATTCTGAGAAACAAGACCTTGAACAAAGGTTAAGACTCTTAGGTAAAGATTATATGTTTGGAGCTTTATTTGATAAAGTGGTAAACCAATTAACTGTAAAAGTTGGATTAGGGTATAATTTCCTTGCTAACTTTAGAAATAGAACTCAAGGATTCTTTGCTCTGCTTTCCAGAGATGGAGAATTTTGGAGTAATGGTAATATCTACCCAGTAAATCATTTTGTAGGCTTAAACAAGCTTAGATTCATTAATCCAAATTATGCAAAAGAATGGCATAAAAGTGAACTATTTATTAAACAATTAGGTAGGTTACAAGATGGTACTAATGAGTTGCAAAAAGCTCAAAGTAAATTACAAAAAAGAGCTAGGTGGTTTTCTGCTATGTATGGAACTCAAGTAGTAGAATATTATAATCAGACTTCAGGTATCTTAGCTATGGCTATGGATAAAATGGTTACAGATAAAAATGGTAACCAAGAACCTTTATTTGATGGAGGAGCATTTAATGTATATGAAGACCCTGATACTACAGGAGGAAAACTTAGATTAAAAGAAGAGTTTAGAACTCCTGAAAATATTGCTGAGTTTGAAGAGATGGACACTGAAGATATGGTGACTTGGAAAACAGACATAGATAATATGACTAAAAGTATTGCTGGAGATTACAGTAAAACTGGTGTTACTAGAGTAAAAGGAAGTATTTATACTAAACCTTTTATGGTATTTAAAACTTGGATTCCTAGATTCATTTCTTCTAGATATAGATATGAACAAAAAAATATTAGAACAGGTCAAACTGAAACAGGGTACTTATTATCTACATTTTTAAATAAAAAGACTTCTGTTGCAGGAGGTCTTATGTTAGGAGTTACAGGTCTTATGGGTATTGCAGCTTCTTCTCCAATTCTTGTTGGAGGGTTTTTAACTGCAGGTTCTGTTGCAGCAGGTATGGCAATATATAAAAAATCTAAAGGTCAAGGTCCTATTGTAGATCACACAGAATTAATTAACATTAGAGAACAAGCTTTGTTTGTAATTAAGAGTTTAGCTTATACCCCAGTAGAAATTGCTAATATTGCTGTTGGAAAACAATTAGTAAAACAACCTACATTTAGTGATAAAGCTAATTTAACTTCTCAAGAAATAAAAGATGTAAGATTAATGGCAAGAAATATGCAAACTACTGCAGCTTTCATATTAATTAAGTTAGCTATTCAGGCTTTATTTCAACAAAATGATGATGATGATCCTAAACCTGAAGAGGAAGAAGAAATTAAAGCTTGGGAACAAAGAAAATTAGAAAGAAAAGAAAATGCACAATGGTATAATTTTGTAGAAAACCAAGTTACAGGTATGTATCAAGAGATTGCTTTAGCTATGGACCCTTATGCAATGTTCACTACTTTAGGTAGTAAAAATGGTCTTCAAAATAGTATGGATAAAATTGTAAAAATTTGTACTCATTTAATGGGGGTAACTAAAGGTTCAGATGAAATATCTAAAGGAAATAGAGAAGGACAATCTAAATTAGGAAATACTCTTAGAAAAGAACTTTTACCAGCCTTTATTAGAGATATTGGGCATGATACTTGGAGAGGAGGTTTAGAATCTTCTATGGAAACAGAGTGGGATAAAAATGAATGGATGGATGGATTATTTGATTCTAATTATAAAAAAGATAAAAATACTGCTGAAAAAGCTAGAAAAGAGAAGAGACTTCAACTTATTGAAGAATATAATAAATCTACTGATGAAGATATTAAAGAAATGTCAGAAGAAGAAAAAAAATCTCTAGCTAAAGAAGAAGCTTTAGATTTAATTCCTAATCCTGAAAGAGAAAATTATAATGAAAATCAAAAAAGAAAATCTGGAATAAAAGAAGTAACAGGAGAATCTTTACCTCAAGAACAAGAACAAGAAGAAAAAGACCCTAATGCACCCTTATATTAACTTTAAATTAAATAACCATGGCAAAAGTAGTTCACAAAGGATTTAAAGCAGTACAAAGTAGTATTGCTTCTAAGCAAGGAGTATCAATGAAAGCAGCAGGAGCAATACTTGCTTCCTCTAGTAGAAATGCATCTCCTGCAGCTAAGAAAGCTAACCCAGCTTTGAAAAAAGTAAAAGGTAAGTAAAAAAAAGAAAATAAAGTGAGGCTTTTTAAGGTCTCACTTTAAGTATAATCAAAATGTAGTCTGTATAAGAAGTGTTCAGTTCTTTTATCAAGAGTTATTACTAAAGGGTAAATAGTTGTTGGAAAATTTTCCATATCAATATACTTACTTATCCTAAAGCACTCTCTAAGATGTGCTCCTATTATTAATGTTTTTTCTATTTTAGTTTTAGCAACATAGGTAGATGTAATAGGATAAAGATAAACTTTGACATAGTCTCCGGATTCTTTGTGTATGTGAATATTACTCCTAAGAGTAAAAATATCATCATCTGTTTCCTCTATTTCATACTTTGGAAATAAAGGTAATTTTTCAATCTGATTTTGATTCATATATGTTTGGTTCTTCTATTATAAAAGGGATAGTACATTCTTCCCATTGGACTAAAATTTTCCATCTTTTTAATAAATCTTTTCCTCTACTAGCTTGTCTATTAGATATTTTATCTCTAAAGAAAATACGTCTTATTTCTCTTTCAAGATATTCTTTTTCTTCTAATTGGTCTTCAGTGTATTTAGCTTTTTCTTCTTCTTCTTCCATTTTACAATCTTAAAAGTGAATAATTAATACCTACTCCTACAAATACTTCTGGAGTAAATCCTGATCCAACTCCATAAGCAAGTACAGGGCCTATTCCAAACTTTTTAGGAGGTAAAGACTTGGTACTGTAAGCTCTAAGAGTTTTTACTTCATTAAAAGGATTATGTAATGTTACTTCAGCAAAAGGTTTAGGTTTTCCTAATCCTAAAAAACCTGTTTTTTCACTTCCTATAACAACATCAATTTCTTCTTTAAATTTCATACCTATTGTAGTACTATCTTTAGTGGCAGAAACTGTGCCCCACACCCAACCTTTAATATTAAAATCTGATTTATAATTAGCATAAATAGTGTCTTTAACTTTAGTAACACCATCTAATTTAGTAGGAGCAGTAATATTAATATTTGCTTCAGTCCCAATAGTAGTTACACTACCTCCTTTTTTAATATTACCTTCATACTTTTTTACAAGTTTTTGTAACTTGATTATAGTGCTATCTGCAGAAGCTAAATCAGTGAAAGCTTTAGAATTATAGTTTTCAAGAAGAGTAATACTAGCTTTGAAATGACCTTCTTTGTCTTTCCAAGTTTTCATACTATCTTTTAAAGCTGAATTCATGACTTCATTTGCAGCTAACTGTTGTTTAGCTTCACATCCTCTAATTAAAAGTAAAATAATAACAGCAATAGCTATTATTAAAGTTACAGTTTTACTTTTTTCCATAATAGAATCTAGTTCTTGTTGGTTAATTTTTTTCATAATAAAAGTATTAAAAAAAAGAGAGACTTTTTACAAATCTCTCTTTTTTATTTTGTTATTCTTTTTCTAACTCTGCTCTTTCAGCTTTTAAATCTCTGTCTTGAGCTGCTTCTTCAGTAAACTTTTCAGGATACCTTACTTTCAATTTATCAATATTATTAGTAAGACACTGAAAGAAATCTAAATCAAACCAAGAAGCAACATGATATAACATAGCTAATTGAATAACTGGTGCATTAAACATATTGTTTATAGGTGCACAATAAGAGGCTAAAATTAAAGTCAATATAGCCTCTGATTTAAGTTCAATAGGCAAGTTTTCTTGTGTAAACATTCTAGTTTCTATTAACTCTTTAGTTTCAGCTAATACTACTTCAAAATCATCATCTAAAGCCACTGCTTGAAATCTACATTTATTTACAATATACCAGGATATATCAGCAAGTTCTTCACCTAGATTCACCAAATCCATTGGTTTTTTGTAAGCTAAGAATTTCTTGAAAATATCTAAAGCTTCTCCAATTTCTGTGATAACACCTAAGTTCATGTGTCTTTCATCAGTTCCTTCTACTCCTAATACTGGGCAAGTTCTACTTGCTAGTCCCTGATATTCAGGGATTGATTGAATTTTACTCATTTTATTAATTGTTTTTCTTTTAGTTTATTTATAAAAGTATCGAAATTGTTTAACCAAGAGATAAAGAAGAAACATTTGTAAGGGTAAGTTCTTGGTTCTTCATTAATTACATATTCTAATAAAGTACCAGTATTACTATCAAAATAATAAGTTTCTTTTTTATTCTCAAGTTGTACTTGAATTATTTTAGAGTTAAAGTGAATATTAAAAAGCATACTTATTTATCTAATCTAAATCCAACACATACTGGAAATCTTGGCAATCCAGAATCAGTGTATTCAAAAAACCTAATCTCAGCCATCATTCCAATGTACATGTGTTTGTTTCTAAGTATTTCTTCTCTAGCTTCATGACTGAATTTCATTCCAGTATTAAAAGTAATACCTTTAGGAGTAACACATTCTACTACACCTTGCTCAGGTCTAGATTCTGAAGGCCATACTTCATTTACTGTATAAGTTTCATCTAAGAAATCTTTATACTTAAGTAATTGAGAGCTTCTTTTGTTTACAGCATATCCTTCATCAGAGTGTCTTATCATAGTTCCTTCATATCCTTCAGCTACAAATTGAGCATGATACTCTTTCATTTCAGCTTCATTGTTTACTAAATAAGTGGGAACTAATTCAATACTTTGATTTTCTATAGCTAAACTTAATAAATAAGAGTGTCTTTCACTAAAAGGAGCATCCATAACTATGTCATAAACATGATACTTAACTTGTTCTGTTTGTCCTGGTCTATACTTTTTGATTAGTTTCATATTCTCTTGGAATGAAATCCCATGAGCATATAATTCTCCATCTAAAATAGTACCCTCAAGATCTGCTAATACTATATGGTTAAGAGTATCAATAGCTTTTCCTGTTCTTGACATAAAACCATCATCTTCAGAACCTAAAGACCTCATACCATCTAACTTAGGTTGTACAAAACAAGGATAAGTTACTTTCTTAAGTTCTTTCTTGTAGTCTTTGGCTAACATAGGAAGTAAGAAATCCTTACCTCCTTTTTCCTGAGCTTCTGCAATAGAAGTAAAATACCCTAATCTCATCTTCTCAGTAATCTTAGAATTGGCTTCTAAGACAGCTTGTTCTGCTGGAGTAGTGCTATTAGCTTTTCCAACATTTTTGGCTTCACAAGCACTCCTATTGTACACAGGACTATTAGTCCCTACTACTCCAGACTCTTGCACTACCATATTACCTTCAGTAGAAATAGATAAGTATCTTATCTTTTCACTACTATCTTTTTTATAGATTCTTTGGTCCATTATTCTAACCCAACAATATCAAGATAGTGAACAATAGTCAAAGCAGTAATTAAATCTTTTTGCTCTTTAGGAGAAGTTACATTCATTCCATTAAAAGCCACATGATTTTGAAAAATAGGTGATTTACCTACTTCTAATCCATGTTCTTTAGGAACCATAGGTCCAATTTCTTTAATTTCAAAAGTGGTTGTAAAACCTTCTTTTTCACTCTTGCCTGGCAAGATTACAAAACTTTTCTTTTTAGTGTCTGTTTGTTGCACTAATACATATTCTCCTGCTACTTTCATAGGATTTTAAATTTAATTATTTACAAATGTAAAGAAAATTCTTTACTCTAAAAAATATATCTAATACTTTCAATTGGAAAATATTTTACATACAAAGCTACAAATTGGTCTATCAATCCTTTCTTAAAATATCTTTCATATCTAATATTATCAGCAGCATACTCAGAGTTTTTAGACTCTTGAATACTGGGTTGCCATAGGTAGTAATTGACAGCACCACTATTTCTAGAAAACTGATTTACATTATAGGTCATAAAAATACATTCTGATTTAAAATTAATACCTTGTAGTTGTTTAAATAGTTCTTCATAGTCTTCTAACCAAGTAGGATAGTAAACTATAGGACTAAAATTAATGTGAACCTCCATTTTTGTTTGGAGTACAGGTATTATAGCAATTCTATCTGATATACTATCAGTGTTAGGCTCTAATATACTTGAGATCTTTTGAGGCATAAGACTAATCCTTATCCTATGCTTACCAGGAGTCAAATTGTACTCATCCAGCTTAAATTTAGTAGGATACTTAGTAGCAAAAGTAGATTTTACTTTGTATTGAGTATTGAAAAAATCAAATACCTGTTGCCAATTATAATGTTTACTATGTAAAGCTACATCAGTACTACAACCTATATCTACACAATAATAAGTATCATCTACTTGATTAGATTCTTTAGGCCAAGGTTTAGTATCAACCCAAGCATAGATAGAAGCCAAAATTTGCTCTGTATTTTCATTGATATAAACTTTATCATGATTATACCTAGCTACATAACAATAAGACTTCATACACCCTCCTAGACAGCCATAGATAAAGTTAGGAGCTATGGCATCACTGCTCCTACTATTATCTCTTGTAACTAAAGTCTTAGTCTTTTGCTTCTTGATTTCCATTAGTTCTTTTATTAATACAAAATTCACATTGTAGAGGTAAACAAAGATTTACTTTTATTACATAAAAAATGTTTTTACAATTTGAGTTAATACATTCTTTTGGTTTTAATTTAAACATTTCCATTTGGTAAATAGATTGCTAAGATTTCTTTAGAAGCTTTATCATAACTAAAAGGTAAAAGCCTAGTTTCTGTACCAAACTCTACTAAAATAGCAGGTTGAGCACTGTTTATAGATTCTTCTACAGTTAATGTAAAAGAGTACCCTACACTGTTGTGTGTGTACATACCTTTATAAAAAGTATGTTTTGCAAAAGGATGTCTACTTAATTCTACTTGTGTCATTTTTAATTTCTTCTAAAGTTAATTTATACTTTTTACCCTCATGAGTTTCAATAATCCCCTCATTGTTTACAGATTTTACTACTTTGTAAATTTGAGTATGATGAAGATTTAATCCTTCATTAATAGCCTGTCTAGCTAAGTGACCTGCCATTCCATTTAATCTCCAGCTATTCATCTATTCCAACAAGTTGACAAATTGCTACCCTACAGTTTTCAATTTCCTGAATTTCAGAACCTCCTTCACTTATTTCATCATGACACAAAGAAAGAAGCTCCCAAATTTCATCTCTATTTCTAGGATACTCTTTGGCTATATTTTTAGCCCATTGTACTAAGTTTTGCATATTACTCATACTCTTCCTCCTCTTCTTCAAACATTACTACATTAAACATGCCAGTAATCTCTTTGTCTGCATCTTGGTATTTGTAAAATTCTCCAAAATCAGTATCATCTAAACCTCTGCTAATAGCAACTTTATCTTGTTTAGTTAATTCATGACCAGGAATTTGTTTTCTAGTTTTAGCATTTTTGTCATACTCATTGAAAAAACAATCAACAGTAAGATTTCCAATTTTTAGTTTTTGATTCATTTTACTAAGGGTTTTAGGTATTCTAATAAATACTTAGCATAAGAGACTAAAAGAATTTCTCCATAAAAATTGAATTGTTCTTTATTATCTTCTATAGCTAACTCATAAGCATGTTTTAACTCTTGATATTTGTTTTTATCAAAAGTTGTGGTAATAACATCATTTGCCATTATTAATCTTTTCTTTGATACTTGCTTCACATAAAATAAGATAGTTTATTAAGTCACCTATCTTTTCATCTACAACTTCCTCTTTAGGAAGGAATCCTCTTTCTATATCATTTAGAATATCTAAAAATGATACATAGTGCTTAACAGCAAATCCCCAAAGAGCTTTCTCTTCAGTAGTATTTTGCACTTTAGCAGCTACCCTAAAATTGTGTAAAGGGTCATTATTTCTTCTGTATTCCTTACCTTTTTCTACAAGAGTTCTTTTAATCATTACAGTTCTATCATGAACTATAGCATCAAATTGCTCTTCAGACATAGGTAATTTAGTCTTTTCCATACCACCAATTTTGTAGTTTAACAATTAATTTTTGAAACCAATTTAATCTAACAGCACCATAAAGTTGCTGATATAAAGTCTTTTTACCTGGAGGAGTATATGGAATACACTCATCAGCTTTAACCCATTTTTCATAGGTTTTTTCCCCTTGAGGAAGATTAGTCCAAGCTAAAAGTAAATGAGTTTTTCTACCCTTTCTTTCTGCACCAACTATTCTAGCAGGTTTGTAATTTCTATAAACTACAAAGTCTTTTTGTTTAGGTTCTTTTTCTTTTTTTCTAAAACTCCACATACTCTACATTTTGTGATTGCAACTCTGTAATTAAAACACTATCTTGTAATGACAACATTAAGTTCTCTTGTAAAATAGTCTCTAAACAATAAGACTTTTCTTCATCTTGTGGGTTTACCATACTAGGATTAATGTTTTTAGTTATCCAATTTTTTAATGCAAAAGTAAAATCAGGTTGATATGCTGTAATAATTAATGTGTGTGCCATCTTGTTTATATTAATGAAAACTTAAGGGGAGACTAGCTCCCCAAAGGTTTCCAAGTGTTAAAAAATTCTTCCTCTGTATTAGGAGGAAGGTCATACTCCCAAGATCCTGTTAAGAAATCTTGTTCTTCTAATTGAGTACCAAAAGTTGTTTTTACTAGAGAAACAAATCTATGTTTAGCATGTACTGTTTTCATCAGTACTTGCCTTGTTTCTAGTTTAGCTTCTTCAGCAAAATAACTTGTAATCTCTTGTCTAGTGTACATCTTACTATATTTACCTAACAAGAATTTGTCATAGCAGTCCCCCATTGAAGGGGGATAGGCTAACACAATCATGTGTTTTCTACTATGATTTTCTAAAATTGAATCATAAACATAGTCAGTAACATAATACTCTTGATTTTTTATCCAATTCATAAAGTTTTGGAATAATTCAGGTCTTACAAGTTTGTCCACAAGAATATAAATATTCTTTTGTCCTTCTAAATAAGAGCCTTCTAATAGAGTATCATGTATGCCAAAAGCCAACTTGAAGACTAGATTTAATTTAGTCTTCAAAGTAGGCCCATAGAAACTAAGACCAGGAACTAGATACTTAACAGTTCTGTTAATATACAGTCTCCCAATCACAATTTCCATTTCTGTATTTACAATTTTAGATAACACCATCCCAGTTGATTACTAATGGACTTAAACCAGCTTCTTGAATTTCTCTTTCTTCTGTAAAACCATTTTCTGAATGGTAAATATACAAATCTAAAAGTTGTTCAAAACCTTTAATTTCATGTTGAATAATAGCACTAGCCATAGTATCTCCATTGAACATATCTGTGTCCACTAAAGATAAAGCTTTTCTACCAAATCTTCCTATTCCTAAGAGAGACTTATCAACAATAAAATTTAAAGGTTTTCCTTGAAATGAAGTAGATTCTACTACAAATTGGAAAGGTTTAATCACATCAGAACCATCAGGAACTGCAAAATGTTGTTGTAAAGCAAGAGTGTACCAAGCAGCTTGGATGTCATATCTTCTTGCTTTTACACTACTAGGGAAATAAAAAGTATTTCCATTCATAGTTTTCAAATCTACTCCAGTAATAGACAAGATTTTTCCTTCAATATCTCTATAAACAAATACCATATCTAGTAATGCTTTACAGTTTACTCCTTTATACTCAAAGTAAATAGGAAACTGATAATACACTGTAAGGTCAGGTAACTGCTCATAAAGATTTCTGTCAAAGAAACTAGTTGTTCTTGGATTAGTTTGTAAAGAGTAAACAATGTTTTTGATGGTAGTATTTTGAGTTTGACTAATAATAGTCTTACCAAAACCTAGACACATATCTAAGAAATAAGTAGAACCAGGCTCTATAATATTCTTAAGTTTAGCATCAGCACCCCATCTTGGTTGCCACCCTGTTTGTTCACAAGCACTTAGAATATAAGTACTCCACTCACTAAGTTCTCCTACAAACTCATGAAATGGTGTAACAGGTAAAGGTTCTTCTTGACCTGTAATTACTTCTAAATGCTCAGCATAGTCTTGCAATAAATCTTGATGAACTAAATTCAATATTTCTATTACTGATTCTGAAGGTAGTTTTTCTACACTTGAGATATAGTATTCCTCATTAAAGGCTTCTAATGAGTTAGTCAATATACAATCTACTGCAGAACCTATCATAAAATGTTCTGCTGAAGAGTCAAACTCTTTGTGAAAGGAACTTAAGTCCCCTAATAATAATTTTAATTTGGACTGACCTAAGGCATCAGATCCGTAGTACTCTTGTACTTCTTCTTTTGTAGCTACAATTACTGGCATGTTACATATTGTTTTAAGATTACTTCACTTTTAAAATGGTCAAGTGTCATGCCTACAATATGTTTGAAAGGAGAATTCAAGTCAAACTTAAATTCTTTACTATAAGTATAATCTAACTCAGTGTCAGTATGCTCATTAAATCTTTCAAACTGTGTTAAGGACATATAAACTATTTCCATCTCTGGTGTTCTTCTAGACCCAGGTTTACCTTGCTTGTAATGAATTAACAAACAAGGTTTTTTATGAACTTCATCTTCAAGGGGAAACATGCCTGCAATAGAGGTAGCCATCATAAATAATTCCTTCCCAGGATTCATATTCTTTTGGATACCAGCCTTTATCTGTAGATTAAAAGGAATATACATCAAGTCTATCTTAGCATTGTCATGCTTTTTACTCACAAATCTAGAGGTCTCACAGAAGTCAAATCCTAGTTCTCTAAAGAACTTAGCATAATATCTTTCTGCTGTGCTACCCTTTCTTTTGTTAGTTGCTCCAATTCCCATATAAGATTTTTAAGGATTAATAATAAAAAACTTAAATACCTTTGGAACTATTCCGTATCATCTATAAGCTCTATGTTTGACTGCCATCCTCTGACTACTTCTCTTTCAGCTTGTAATTGACCTCTTTGTTGTGCTTGTAACATTTGCACATTATAAGCATCTTGCAATGGTCTCATTCTTTCTACTAAAGAGTCTGCAGGATGTGGAAGAAAGTTTGATACTTCAGCTCTAAGAGCATTTTCAAACATTTCTATTCCTGCTTGATTAGTAACAAATCTAACTGTTCTTTCAGAACCTGTATGGGCAGATTCTTCTGTATCTAGTGCTGCTTCAATTGTTTCCCAATCTATTTCAGGTTCTAAAGGATGGTTAAATGTAGCAGCTTCTGCTTCTAGTTCAGCTAGCTCTCTAGCATCTGCTATTGTCTGTGCTGGGATTTCCCAAGGCAATGTAGTAGTAATAGTAGTAATAGTAGAGTTGTTATCAAATAAAAGAGCTTCATCTTCTACGGAAAGTTCTTCTTCATGTGCTAGTACTATAGGCTCAAATTCTTTCTCTACAAAGGTGTCCTCTCCTTCATTGTGTAAGAAATTGGGCAGTACTTGCTCCATGTAGGCTTCTAATTGTGTCAAAGACTTTGTCTTTTTGACTTCAAATAATCTTGCAAAGGTATTCTTCTCTATTTCTAGGGAGGAAATCACTCTTACCTCTATACCTTTTTCATAGCAAGATTGTAATATTTCTTTTTGAAGTCTCCTATTTAAAGGCATTAGACCAGGGTCAGTGAAAAAAGAAGTGGAATAAAATAAAACGTAATTGTTGTAGGAGAACTCTCCACCTAAATAATAGTCAGAGTACTTACAGGTGGACTGATCTAAAAAAGCTTCTTTCTTCATAGCACATACCATTAAAGGTACACCTGCTTCTGAAAAGAAAACTCCCTTAGCAATATAAAAATTCCTGTCATTGATTCTAATCTTCCTTGTACTATGACTTAACTCAAAACCATCTTTAATATTTTTAAGAGTATTTGGTTTTGAAACAGTTTTTTCAAAAGAAGGTTTTCCATAATAGAAAAGACTTTCTCTTATAAACTTAGTTTGAAAAGCTATCAAAGGAATATAATCATTAGCAATAATAGGAGTTATAGTAAATTGACTACCATAAAAAGTACCTATGGTATGTAAAGTTATTCTCATAACTCTGATTGTGTGAAGTTCATAGGAACTACAAACTCATAATAGAATGGGACTTCTCTGAGAGTCTCACCTAAATAAACATTGGTAATGTGATTGGTAAAGAATGCTGACATAAGAGAACCTATCATAGCAGCAGTGTGAGAAGTTTGCTTCATTGTACATGGAGCTTCTTCTACAGCACTGTCATGAAATAAATGCTCTCTTTCATATCTATCAGCATTAACAGGAGTAACACAGAATATCTGTAATTGTTCTATCTCTAGCCTACCATCTATGAATATAGGCACTCTAATATCATCTACATAACCCCAAGATTGTTTCCAATTCATAAACAAAGTTCTTCTAGCTTCCATATTGTCAAAAGCAGAAAAACTGTAATAATGATTAGGAGTGTCACTAGTAATTCTTTCATTAAAAGTAGCTATTCTGTTCCCACAGAAATTTTGTACTATATTATGAAGAGCTGTTACTTTAGTTTTACCAATATCACTTTGTTGAAATAATTGACCACCTAGATTATGGTCTTCAACAGTGTCAAAGTCATAAACATTGACTTTAAAACCTATCTTAGTTAAGAAAAAACATAACCAAGAACCTATACCACCAGCACCTCCCACTAAACAAATTTCATTGTTTTTAGGAAACCAAGGGGCATCTTTAAACCTAGATTGTTGGGTTGTGTCTCTTATCTGTCTCATGGGAAATAAATTTTTCAATCATTGATGTAATAGTTCTAAGGGTCAATCTGATTTCAGGATATATCATCACTATATCATCTAGTAAATCTAGAGTTTCATAAGTAAATTGTACAAAATCAGTAGCAGAAGCTTTTGGAAAGTGCTTAGCAAAAACCTTAGCATAATCATTGATTACAGACTTTGCCACTTCTTGAGGTGTTGACTCATATTCAGCTAAGACATCAAGAACATCTTCAATAGTTTCTTCTTCATCTAAAGGAGAAATAGTGAAACTAAACAAATCTTTAGCAAAAGCATAAATAGACATATTGTGTAACTCTATGTCTTCTAAATCTTCTATTTCATCTTCCAAGTTTAAAGGAACTCCCCAATCTTGCCAATTATTAAAAGGCTTTTTAGGTTCTTCTTTCTTAAAACTTCTATTCCAAGCATCAATTTCTTTTTGATCTCTATTACCTCTACTCCAACCTTTAGTTTGATTTGTAGTAACATTATTAGGAAGTATTCCAGGAAATGTTTTCACAGGTTTAGGCTCCATGATTTTAGCTACCTGAGCTATAAATTGGTCAGTAACAGACAGTTCTTGTAAGTCACTATAAATATCACAATCATAAATAAACAACTTTTGAGTATTAACTTCAAAGTCTTGTTTCTCAATAATATAGTCATGGCCTTGTACATTTTTAGCTGTATATGGAACCTGTTTAATATCTTTCTTAGCTTCTCCTATAAAAGCAACTTTGGCCATAAAGTCCATAGCATTGTTTACAATTAAGGATAAGTAGAAATTATGTGCTGGAGCATTGTCATTAAGCTCTGCCATATCAGTTCCGGAAAAGAATACTGCCATACTGTTATGACTATGGATATGACCTAACTTCCAAGTACATCTTTCTTCAAAGTCTTCCTCAATAAAATCCATAAATCTTTCATCAAGATTGTATTCAGTATAGGCTTTTGAGCCTTTATCTAAAGGGAGAATTGTTTTTAAGATAACTTTAAATGTTTCAGGTTTTTCTATACTACCTTCTGTAGTATAGAATAGAGCACCTGACCACTCTACTTCAGCAATTTTTTTACACAGATACTGTATCTGATGTAACACCTCTATTGGCATTATTACTGGTATTTTGGATTGCAATTGCACTCTTGACAACTGCTTTCTCATAGATTCTGGATTCAAGTTTTCTAAGGACATTTTCTAAAAATTTAGGATAAACAATATAATCTTCTATTGAGATAGGAGTGTCATTTCTCTTATCTTCTTTAACTATTTTAGCATAGATTTTTCTTCCTCTAAAAATAGTGTAATCTTCTGTTGCAACAAGTTCATTTATTTGTTTTACAACAGCACTTTCTGGTCTCATTTGTAAATAAGTATCAAAAGTATTTTGAGTTCTAGTAACTAAGATTGTCTTAGCTATTTCAAAAGTAAAAAGTTTTAACACTATACCTTTAATAAACTCAGATGCTCTTAAGTTAGGATGCATTTTATAAACACCATCTGAAACATAAAAGTCTACATCTAAAGGAATTTTATCCTTTATAATTTGATCAATTACTTGATTCTCATACCTATCTTGAGTACTAGTTACCCTATTAGAATTAGCATTTTTAACATTCTCCATTCTAATATATGGAACACCCTCTAAAGATTCCCAAGTAATCATAGAATCTACACAAAACAAGAATAACTCATACCTATCAAAATCCATCTCTACTTCAAATTCAGCCAGCATTAGACTAACATCAGTATCAGAACCAACACAAAATTTACTACAATAGAAAGGAGTTGTTTTCCAATTACCATGGCTTCCTAAATGACTTTGTTGATATCCTGAACTAACTTCTAAATCAGTTTTGGAAAATCTGCCACCCTCTAATTTGTAAGGATGTACAGAACCATTACTATATCTAAAACTATGAAAAACAAACAAATCTTTTATCTCATGAGTTCTTCCTTGACTATTACTAATAATGAATTGTGGGTAAAGAACTTTAAAGTAAGGTATATAACATTGTGAATCTTTGTCTTTATGAAAACCTAAGTCAGCTTGTCCTTTATACTTTTCTTCAAATAAGTCTAGTATTTTAAAGAAATCTTGTTTTACTTTATTCCTATGAGATTGTCCTTGTCCTACAAGTCCTGAAATAGTTATTTTTCTCTTATCAAAAAGATAACTTAAGAACCATTTTTTCTTGTGAAATCCCATTAGAGTAGCATTATTTAGAAAATCCTTAAAAGGTTCTTCTACATTATCTCTTATATTTCTTGACATAATAAATAAATTAAAGGGCTTACATTACATAAGCCCTTAATTAATACTAGTAACCCATTTCTCTAGCTTCTCTTCTAATAGCATCTTCTTCAGATTCTTCTGCCATTTGAGGAGCAAGTTCTTCAGTAGAAACTTCATCATAAAGTTTATTCAAATGTTTTTCTACTTTTTCATAAGCATAAAAACCTGATAAAGAAGCTACTAATTTGAGAGCTTCTTCAACTCTTTCAGCATTTGTTAAACCTCTAGACTCAGAAACTACATTACTTACAGTTTTAGATTCTTTTACAGATTCTACAACTTGTTTAACTGTTTCTACAACTTGAGTTGTAGACTTTTTACAATATTTAGCAACTAAATCTTGTACTACTTGAGTAGATAACTGAGTCATGTTTTTACCATCAATAGTAAATTTTGGTTTGTCAGCAGGATAAACAGCAATATGAGCTTTGATAGCAGCAAAACATTCTTTTCTATCCAAAGCACCTGATTTAGTTTGCTTTGGTCTTAAGAATAGTCTGAAAGCAGTTGTTGGCAATACAGCTAAATCATTTACCAAGTCAGACTTGTTAATGTTTTCTGCTGCTAATAAAGAAGACAAATCAAATCCTTCTCTTCTTACTAAGGGTTGCAATTCTCCCCAAGTAGTTGCAGAAGTCATGATTTTCTTCATTTGGCCACCTCTAGTAGCATAAATAGTAATTTCTCTTTCAGTTGTAACTGGAGCTTGTACTTCACTCATGGTTTTAATTTTTAAAATTTTAATAATTCAGTTTTTCCTCTTTTTTTTAAAAGGATGTTTATGTGCTTAAGGTTAATATATGTTCCTTTAAACACATAATTGTAATCTACATTAACAGGAATTTGATAAATTGTTTCATCATCATATTTCATCACATTAAAGATAGTTTTAGCAGGCAGATTAGCTGTATAACTTTGTGATTTTGTTGTTGGCAAAAGCCAAATGCAAGGATTACTCCTAGCAATAAAATAGATAACCTTTTTAATGAATTGTTCCCAATATTGGCTATGGTCTGTGTTATCTGCCCCATAAGTTAAGGACATTCTCAAACAAAAAAGGCCTTCTTGTATTATAGAGGAAGCTTCTTCCCTAGCTATAAGTACAACCTTAATTTCTGATACAGGCATAGAAAAAACCCTGAAGACTTCATCAGCTTCAGGGTA